TATATCCCGATGGCCGCGATGTCACCCACTAACGATTCGCTAATCGAGTCGCGCACCCGCGAACCGATCGCGATCTGCGAGCAGTTGAGCGACATGCCGTCGCTCGTACCCGACGACCGCGCACGATAAATGCCGCTGTCGAAGAAATCGGTCTCGAGCCCGTCGTAGCTTGCCCCGAACGTGCCGAACTGCCCCGCCGGTACGCCTGTAGTCGCGCTTCCCATCGTGGCCGTATCCGCCAAGTCCATTTGGACTACCGTGGTGCCGGCTGTGTCGAGCAGCGCAAGCTGCGCGCCCGCCGTGGTGGTGTTTCCTCGCGTGTGGAGGATAGTGCCCTTCGACGCGCCGGGGGCGATGCGCGCGACTGCGAACAGCGCGATGTTTCCTAGGACCGAGGGCAGGTCGAACGACTGCCCGGAGCCCGACTCGCCCTCGGCTCGCGCCGTGGCGTAGCTCCGCACCAATCCGGGCGCACCGCCGAGGCTCTGACCAAAGCTGCCGCTGCTGGTGAGCACAAGCGGCTGCTCAGCGACCGCGTCGAACCATCCGCCACCGAACGGCACGAGCAAACCTCGCAGGCCCCGCGTCAGTGGGTGCGTCCAGTCGACCGCGATCGGCCCCTGCGGCTGTCGCTTCCACCTGCGCGCGAGGTACATCGCCACGACTTAGGCCGCCGGCTTGTACGTCACCGGCGTGAACTTGAGCGTCCACGCCGCCGGGATCGTCTGGCCGGTTGCGTTGTTGTACAGGTACGCCGCGAACTCGCGCGGCACGTCGGTCGCAAAGCACCGCAGCGTCTGCGAGCCGGTCGCCGCATTCGGCAGGAACGAGCCGTAGAACTCGTTCAAATACGTCGCCGTCGGTGCCGGCGCGTCCGTCGTGCCGTCGATGTCGAGCGGGCGCAGGATCAGCGAAATCGAGGTGCCAGCCGTCGGCGCGGACGAGTAGTTCACGGTCAGCGCGAACTCGCCGTCGAACGAGTCGGCGGGCGTGTCGTCGGACAGGTCGACGTTTGCGTCGTCGGCTTGCCCAATCGCGTTGTTCGCGATCGACGCGCCGTTCGCTTCGAGCGTGATCTGCGTGCCGTAGACGCGCTGCGCTTCACCCGCCATCTCAGCCCCTCAGGATCTGCGACACGTCGCCGAGCGACACCGTGCCCTCGACGGTCATCAGGCCCGGCTGCGCGGTCGTGCCGGTGCCGGTCGCAAGCACGCGCTCGGCGTTCGTCGCGGCGCGCCGCAGGTGCGGCTGCAAGCCGCCGGTCCCCGCCACGCGATCGCCGTAGGTGCCCGGCGCGGCCGCCTCGAAGCAGTCGCGCAAGCCCTGGCGCACGTTCTGCCGGGACGGGTTGATCGCGCCGAGCTGCGACATCCACTGCCAGATCCGAGCCTTGCCGGACGTGAGGTTGTCGATCTCAGTCCAGACAAAGCCGTTGCCCATGATCTCGTCCACCTCGACGCGCGTGCGCCAGACGACGAACGGGCTCGGCGTATTGCACCAGGTCGCGACCGCCACATCGTTGCCCTGCGCGAGCGCGGTCGCAAGCGACGGCTCGGCCTGGATCGCGGTCTTGAGCGTCGCGCGCTGGGTGGGGGTGAGGTCCATGGTTTAGATCGTCCAAGTGCCCGAGACGTTGATCGTGTCGCCGTTGGCCACTGCCCGGTCGCCTTGCGTGAACAGCCCCGCGTTGATCAGCGTGCCGGTCGTGCCGTCTTTGGTGCTGTTGGTCGTCAAGAACGCACCCTTCACCGTGCCGGTCGCGGTGATTGAGAACGCCGACACCGCGCTGTTCGTGATCGAGCCCGCCGACGCCGCGTTTCCGAAAGTCGCTGCGGGGCGCGTGCTTTGCGAGTAATTCGGCGCGTTGGTCGGACCCGCTTCGGTCCAGCCAGCGTGTGAGGCCATCGTGTCGCCCGCAGCGATGGCCGAGTAGCTCACCGAGCTGATGAGGCCGAAGAAGAACGACGCGTTGTACGCCGACCCGCGAAACACCGTGTCCAGCACGAAGTTTCGGCCGACCGTAACGACCAAGTTATGGAAGTCCTCGACCCACTTCTGCTGACCGTCCGGGCCGATGCATTCGACGCGGTATTGCATCCCGATGTCCACGCACTCGGACAGCGTCGGGCGCGCGATAAGACCACCGCCGAAGGTGTCGACGATCGGAAGATTGTTTTCCATCATTGAAGTCCTACGATGTTGCCCTGCTTGTCCCGCGCCACTGGGCGCACGACACCGTTAACCCGCACGCCTACAACTTTGCCGCCCTCGCGCACCACTTCACGCGGCGCATTCAGCGTGCCGGTGACCTCGGCGAACCGTTCTTCGACGCGCTGCGCCATCATTTGCAGGTTCGCCATGATTTCCTGCGTTGCCGACGCAAGCCCGTCCACTTTGTCGGCGCCTTCCTGCACCTTCGACTGCTCGGCGCTTGTCTTGTAAGCGTCGTACTCCAACTGGCGAGTTTGCGACTGCTCTTGCGCCGCTGCGCCGGCCTGCTGCACGTACAGCTTTACCTGCGCGTCCAAGTCGGCCATGTACTTCTGCATATCCAGCCGCGCCGCCTCGATCGCTTGCTGCGTCTGCAAACGCATCTGTTCGATGCGCTCGTCGGCTTGCAGCTTCGCCCCCTCGATCTGCGGCTTCTGCTGAAGCTCGATGAGCTTCGGGTCGGGCGGCGGCGGCGGCGGCGGCTGCACTTGCTCGGCCGGCACGAAGAACTTGTTCGCCGACCCGAAGCCCGCCGCCTTCTCGATCTCTTGCAGCGTGTTGGCGACGTGCTTGGGCGTCGTGACGTTTAGCGGCAGCGTCTGCAACTGCATCCCAAGCACCATCTGGAGGTGCGCCATGAGCTGCTCGCGGTTGCCCGTGCCCATGCCCACATTGATGCGTAGGTCACGCCGCGTTTTCCACGTGCGCGGGTCAACGACCGCCCACTGGCCGCGCAGGCGCACCACCGCCTGCTTGTGGCCGTGCTTCAGAATCGTTTCGTGGACGATGCTGAACAGTTCTTCGACGCCCGCAGCGAACACCCGTGCAATCTGCTCCACACGCTGCGCCGCCGACGACGTAAGCTGCGCCACGCCCGAGGCGGTGCGGTTCAGCGCGTTCTGATCGACGCCCGTGAAGTACGAATTCACGCCGGCACGGTTCTGCCGGATGGAGTCCATGTACTCCAAACCCTGCATCGCCTGCGGGAAAATGTTCGGCGTCACTAGCGGCAGCGCATCAGCCCGCACGTCCCCGTTGCCGTCCGAGCGCACGATGCCGCCCGGCACCGAGGTCAGCATGTCGTCGAGGTTGATGTTGCCGTTAACGATCGTGCGCGGGTTGTTGGCGAGGAACAGATTGTTGATGCCCTGCCTGAGCATCATCGTCTTGATCTCCTGAATATCGGAGACCATGTCGTCCACGCTGATGCCGACGTGCCGGTGCGGCATCGGGGCGGGCACGATGCACGACACGGGGATGCGGTTGCATTCCTCGTGGTACAGCACCGTGCGGCCAACGACCATCACGTACTGAAGCTCGGCGATGCCGTCCTCGTCCGTGTCGTGGCGAATCCACACCATCCGCACCTTGACGCGGCGCATCGCCGGGTCGACTTGCGAGATGTCCTCACCGTCGGCCACGTCCTCGCCGAACTGGTCGCGCGCCTCGTCCTCTTCGGTGTCCGTCTCGCCGCCGTCGTCCGCGCTCTCGTCGGGCACGTCCAGGCCCATCGCGCGCAGGTAGGAGATGGTCCGCATCTCCCAATACTCAAAGTAGTCGCAGTCGGCCAGTTGGAACGACGACGTGCGGTGCCCGACCTTGACGCGCTCGGGCGGCAGCACGCAAATCTTGACGTAGCCCTCTTGCCGCGTCTTGCGAACCACCACGTCGTACACCATCGGCGGCGGGGGAGGCGGCACCATGACCGGCTGCCCCGTCATCGGGTCGATAACCTGCTGCGGCGGCGGCTCGACGTAGTCGGGGTCGGGATACTCGTCCGACTGGATCAGTTCAAGCGTCGGATCTTCCAGCAGTTTCGCAAGCGACTCGGGCGACTGCCGCTCGTACTTCTCCTTCTCGACTTGCTTGGACGTGTCCCAGTACGCCATTGCATAGGCGTTCTTGGTCATCAAGGCGTCCATAAACCAGTCGTGCGTAATCTGGAACCACGGATTAAGGCGCTGGATGACGTACGACGTGTACGCGGACTCTTGGTCGGCTTGCTGCTCGTCGCCCGGCTCGGACGGCTCGAATACGCAAATGTCCTCGCTCGACGTGAAGATGCGCGTCAGGCTCGGGATAATCCAGTTGATCGTATCGAACGTGTCGCGCGAGACGACGGCCGACGTGCCCTCGGGCGCAGGATAGAGCGACGAGTCGCCCAGGTAACGCGAGATGGCGCGCGAACGCTGCGCGGAAAGCTCGCCCTCGCTGTCGCTGCCATAGGACGCGCTCTCGGCCGCGTCGATGGCGTTCAGCAGGCGATCGAAGTCCTGAGCCATTACGCAGCCTGCGGTGCCTTGCGGACGCGCTGGGCAGCCTCCAGCAGCGCCACACGCGCGACGAGATCCGCGATGCGCTCCTGCAACTCGGCGTTGTGCGCCCGCTGCTCGTCGAGCCGCTGCTCAAGTTCTTTCAGCCGGTTGTGGATTGCAATGCTCATCGGATGCCTAAATTGGGTAGCGGCAGAACCTTTTTGGGCTTTTCCTCGCGCAGCGCCATTGCCATGTACCGCACGCTATCGGCGGCGTGTGACGTGTGGTCGTGCAGCGGGCCGAGGCTGATCTGCCGCTTCTCGTCGTATCGGACGCGGTACTGGCGCAGATGCTCCAGCAGTTGCCCGCACTTGCGCTTGTCGAAGTACGCCCGTGGCAGCATCAGTCGCACGGCGTTGATGCCGTCCTCGACCTTCCACTGCGGCAGGATCTCAAACGTGATGCCGAGGCTTTTGGCTACGTCCACCCGGCTGCGTCCGCTGCCGATCTCGCGCACCGCAAGATCGTGCGGCCCGTAGTGCTTGGCGTACTTGTAGCCCTTGGCGTCGAGGATGCGGGCGTAGTGATCCAGCCCGTAGCCGGC